TGAGGGCGGCCTGTGGCATCGGAAGAGTATATTTTATTAAATGTATCTTTGGGTGGCTTTATGATAAATTCACGCCGACCGTCAACTTCAATCCACATAGAGTATTCTTCAAAGAAATCCGTCAATGAAGATATGCTTACAGTCTGAGCGTTATTTGATAAACTAAGCGTAGTTCTATTAATTATCGATCTATGCTTTGAAAATCTTGGTATGCGACGTAAGGCGTCTTTGACAAATATAAGTATTTTGTCTTGAGTTGCCGAATCCGCATCACCTGTAACATCTGTTATTTCTTTTACTAAATCTGATACAAGCATTACTATTTAGTCTTTCCATCCTCAACTTTCTTACCCTTCCCTTTGCCTGTGACTTTAGGTTTTTCTTCTCCTGAATGTTTCAAACTTTCGCCTGTTTCCTTTTTTTCAGTTTCATATTCAGGTACATCATCCGGCAAGTCGTCCTTCGGTTTATCTTCCGGCACATCATCTTTAGGCTCGGCTATTTCTTCACTCGCCGATCTTTTAGCTTGTTCAACCGCATTATGGACAGGTTCGGTTTTGAGGATAACAACATTAGATTTTTCAGTTGGGTTTACACGCGTAACAAAATTCCTTAATTTGTCAGCGTACCTAATTTCAGTTCCTCTTGCCACATCATCATTAATATCAAATGATGCTTTGACATTTACAACTTGCCCGACTTTACAGTGAATCTCCTTGCCATCATGCCGGATTGTAACGTCTTGTAGAATTTTTAACATTTTATTCTCCTTTTTAATTAAACGGATTTACTGGAGCAACAATTTGACTTGTATCGGATGTTCCAAATCCGATTAGCGTCCATCCTATAGATTCATCTACATATCGAAGCGTAACATTAGACCCTGCATAAGTGAGATTAACCTGATCGAAACCAGATGATGTATCAGGAGTAATGGCAAAATCACCGCCGCCATCAGAAAAGGCGAGCGCGAATGTAACTATTTGTAATACATCCCCGGCCGCAAGATTTATTCCTTCATTCTGCGTTGCGGTGTATTTACGGATATAAGCCAAGTCCGAAGTATTTGTGATTGAAGTATCGTCTGTGGTAAGGAATTTTAGGGTGATATTATCAATACGACCAAATGCAGTATCAGCCGTATTTGTTGCAGTTGTGATATTTGTGGTTTGAGTTGTATTCGTCGATAAGTTCGTAGTGATGCGAGTTTGTTCTGCATCAATAACAGTACCTAGTTCGGCTTTAAACGTACCCGGTGTGGCATTATTTAATTCAAGAATGTCATTAGCCGATATGTTTGCAAAAGAAACACGACAAACACAGAGAACGATTAATGAAAGAAATAAGAGGATTCTTTTCATCATTAATTTCCTCTGTTTATTAATTGAACGGATTAAGTGGCGCTGTTAATACAGGCCCTGATGTTGTATCGGCTGTTCCTATGACAACCCATCCAACGGTTGTATTAACAAATCTTATTGTGATATTATCTCCAACGTCAGAAAGAGTTACATCATCCCATCCTGAACTTGTATCTGGCGTGACAGTAAAATTATCACCTCCATCATTTACAAGTGAAATCGTAATAATTTGGCCTGGATTACAGTCTTGTAGTGCTACAGAATCTCCACCAACTCCACCAGTTAACTTTCGTACATATCCTGTATCACCCGAAGGTTCAACAGAACATGGTATTGTTTGGGTGGCCGCAGTCGATGTGTCACCTGTTTCTAAACGGACAACTCCAACGGCCAAAACAGATCGCATTAGTGTTCCAAGACCAACCTTTGACGTCCCAGGTGTGGCATTGTTTAATTCATCACGCTCTGAAAGTGTGATTGCATTAGCAATTCCTGTGGTTAACAGGAACATGAAACATAAAACAAGGGAAAGTAATTTGTTTTTTGTCATTTCATTTGCTCCATTTTTAGTTTGCATCTTCGACAAAGTTTTTTTCCATTCACTAAAAAAGCCTCGCCACTTCTATCTCCACAATTAGAGCAAGTGGTATCAACTTTTACGATTGAAACATTTTTACTGAGTGGTATTTTTATTCCACTCGTACCTCTGCAAATATATGAAGCTATTTCTTTTGCTACTTGTCCGGCTTCTTTTTTTGCGTAAACCTTTTTATCTGCTTTGATTTTATAAGAACTTTTAACAAGTTCCTTTACTTGATCCTCACATTCTGTTGGCATAATTTCTTTCGGGGAGACAACTATTTTCAAGTTGCCTCCCACAAATAAGAGGAAAATCTAAGCAGTTTTATTACTCATACGCGCATTTGCCTTAATTCTTGTCACAATAAGGTTGGCGTAATATTTCATGGTTGCTTCCCAAAGAGTACGATTACTAGAAGAACGGGTTAGGATTCCCCGATCCCCTTCGCCAGTCAACCATTGAAACGGTTTGGTCAACTCGGCTCGCATGAGGGAAGTCATGTCCACAAAGAACACGAATCCATCAGGACAATCATACTCAAGAATGACAGCCGCTTGGCCTCCCATAAACTCAAGACCCTGCCAACCACCACTCAATACTTCTTTCAAACCTTGTGTTCGCTTCATTGATGTCAGAAGCGTTCCATACTTTTCAAACAATGTCTGCCCCATAAAAATAACAAGTTTGTTATTTGGGTTCCCTTTTGCATCGAACTTCTGGGAGAACTTACGGGCATTGTTAAATTGGGTGATCATGGCAGCTTCGGTCAACACTCCAGACGCATCATCGGTGTGCGCATTTAGCCACGGATTGCTTGAACGTGCCAAGCTCTGAAACGTGGAAACAAAGTCACCATCATCAATGATTCCTTTAAGACCCATCATTTCAGCATCGTTTTCTTTGTTAACCGAATCATTGTCGCTCCAAGTAAGCGCTGTTGCCAACGTCACCTGGGTATCACTGTCAACAGATGTTATTCTGCTGACCGAAGAACTACCGACATTGATGTATTGACCTTCGATCAAGAACTCTGTTCCGGGAGTGTCAACAATCAAAGTTGTTGAACTTGATCCAGTACCATTAGCCAAAGCTAATTGTCCTGTACCGTCCCCGAACCATTGGCGGTTGATATCCTTCTCAAATGTTGTGATCAGAGCATTGATATCATCGGTCAAAATTGGTACAACAGCTTTCCTATCCGCTTTCGCCGCCGCCTCAAGAGTCTGGTCAGTGATCTCAAGAGAACCGAAAGTGAATCTTACAGGCGTGGACATTCTTTGGCGCAATGCCGCACCTGTTCTCGGCTGAGTGTTTTCAGCAACCGAGTAAACACCTGCATGACGACCAGACCGCGTTGGAATAAATATCTGGTTGTTGGCGTCAATCATGCGGGATTCGCTGTTGATTTGATTCATTAATATATTGATATTACTAAGCTGATCATCGACAAAAGGCGTTACTACTTCGAGCAGTATCGCGCTAATGTCAGATATCAGTGTTGGGATATCAGGCATATTATTTCTCCTTATTTATTTTGTGTTCGTCTTTCCAAAGCATTTTCTAATCTTTTTTGCAAAGACAATCCTTTTTCTTTTTCTGCTATTTTATCAACTTCAGACTTGGGGGTTTTCTCGGTCGTTTCAGTAGTCTTTTTCCCCTCCGGGGAGGCTTCTGATCCGGCTGCCGGTTCTTCCTTCGGCTTAGTTGCATTGGCTACTGATATGATGGTTCGTAGCTGCGCGTAAGCCTTTTTCCCAATCTGGCTAACTCGATGGTTAAACTGTGCGAGATTCAATGTTTCAGTAACAGCTTGTAAATCTGTAAGGACTAATTGGTTCCATAGACTTTTCATGTCAGTAACTTCGCCATTATCACCTTTTATGGTAGGCAAATTGTAATTCTTTTCTTCTTTTTCAAGAGCTTCTTTAATCAATCTAGTGGCATTTGTATTATCCGTTTCAGTGGTTGCATCAGTTTCTAATTGTTGATTTTTTTGTATCTGTTGATTAATTGTATTAGCATTTTCTATAATTTGATTATGCATTCCCTTCAAGATAATCGCCATAGGATCAGTTTCATCCATTTGGGAAAATGCATCTGAAATCTCTTTGCTTGTTTCGATTAAACCTTTTACTGCTTTTTCTTCCTTCGTTTCAACATTCGTTTGCGATTGAGCAAGTTTTAGTTGATGCTGATCATTCTCATGTAAACGTCTAGCCTCAGAAAGTTCCATATTTTTATGGGTATAATCTTCTCCGCGCATATACCCATCAGTCAACTCTTGTGTCTTAATCCTGCGGCCATCAGTAAGAGTTAAGAAATCTTTTCCTTCAACGAGATCAGCGAACTCATCTTTCGCTGCCGGCTTTTCTTCGCCCTCTTTGGGCTTCTCCTCACCTGCTGGTTTTTCTTCACCAGAAGGTTTTTCTTCCGCAGGTTTTTCTTCACTAGCTGGTGTTTCAACTGCCGGAGTTTCAATTTTTGGAGTTTCCTCTTGAGCATTTTCTATTGCTTTATCAAGATCAAGTGTTTCTGCCATTATACTACCTCCTAAACTTGTGCGGCTGTCTCAACGACTTGGCCACTTTCTTCTTCGGTTTGTGGATTACCATCTGGGTTGACTTCCTGCGCCAACATTTCCAGATGCATTTCGTAATGCGTAATCATTATTGCTTGAACTTCATCCGGCAATTCTTTAAATTTCGGTTCTTCCATGAAATTCCGAATTTCCTCAAGGTGTATTTGGTGTTTATCCCATTTGTTCGGCTCAACAGGTATACCACTGAGCATATCGGCAATCTCGGATTTCTGGTTCCTTGCGTCAACATCATCCAAAGCGCCTTCTACATCACCAATTTGCAATAGTTTTTTTGCTTCCTGTGAAGTTATGATCTCAGATGCTAGTAAACTCGCAATGAAATTCTGTCTTGCCTGTCGTGTGCCGGGTAAAGCAGAACCAAGACTAATTGTAATGCGCCTGTTTCCTTCGGTTTCAAACCCCATGAAAGTTCGTATTTCCTTTTCGTTCTCCCGGCCAACAGTCGTTAAAATACGCTCCTGTGAATACCGGGCTGAGATAATATCCAAGACCATTTCAGCAAAATAAGCGTGTTTCTCCTCAATCTCAATAACCGTAGGCGATAGGTTGGTTTCATCCTGTTCTTGAAGTTCAGCTATGGCCACACCTGACTTAACTCCGGGTGGAGGTTTTCCTTGTGTTGCGTCATGCGCCATAGAAATGTCCTGCATATCAAGACCGATACGCTTTAAATCTTCAAATATGAATGACGGTGGATTAGGTGGAATGACATACTCAGGCTTATTACCTCGACCTTTATATTTAATGATCTGTCCCGTTGCATCATCCCATTTTGTCTGAAGGTTTGCGCCATCAGGTACAAGGAGTTTACCAGAAAGATATTTCTTATATTCAGCCAACCTTGAGATTGAGAAATTGTAATCCTTCTGTAATGGGATAAGTTGTTCAACAAGGGATTGGCTGTTCAACGACATCAAGAGATCAAGCCAGTTATATTCGACATAAGGAAATTTCCCTTTATATTCTTCCGGCAATGGCCCTTCAGAGATAAACCTTAGACTTGTATGGACAGTCAGCCAACCTTTTGGATGATCCGCGCTTGGCAATTCTGACATTTTATAGATATTAACACCATTCTTTACTTTCTTTAAATCAGTCTGGTCAATTAGCTTCAATATCTGTTCCTCAAGATCGCTTCGTTCGATTGGCTCTGGTTCTACATCAATGCCATATTCAGCCTTAATCCGTGATACAGAGACATAGTCCCGGTCGATCATAAACTCACCCATAGGATCAACGAACATATTGATCGGAGATTTTATAGTTGTTTCAACCTCACCGATTTCTGCTTCAGTAATTGTTCCTGCATCCTTATCGTTTTCTTTTATTAAAGTCTTGGAGTTTGTTTTCTCATTGAAATACGGATGAAGCCATGCTTTACCGAAGGTTAATATCCAAAGGTATAGGTATTTCTGAACCATGAGCATACCGGGGATTTTCTGTGCAAGGTAGGGATTGTTCTTGTTGACTCTTTTCCAAAAATCTTCAAGGACTTCTTCAGCCACCTTTGAGGACTCTACATCACGCTTTAACCGGGTTTCTGGATCAACAACTATACGGGCTTTGCGTAACATCATTCGAGCCAGAAGGCTTCGGACATTAACAAGTATTTTGTTTGATGTCCTGCGGAGTTTCCGGCTGTCCTGTAATCGATTTAATGCAAATAGGATTCGGTCGCCTAAAGCGTTCCCCTTGCGTTCGATAGTGAAATGCTGCTGACCCATTAAAAAAGCCGCATTGACTTGCCATTGTTTTTCAAGTGCGGTGCGGTTAGTTTGGATATCACGGATACGACCAATAGTTTTACCTATCTTGAGTTCGTCCGCTTTTTTTTCTAAAGGAGTTTGTTTTACTTTTTTCTCATCAGCCATTAAATTGCTCCACAAAGCATTAGATTCTTAGTGCAATGTTCACAAATCTTAATCAGCCAGTTTTTAACTGTTGGGTATTTTCTCGTTGCTTCTCTTTTCTTACACATATCACATTTAGCCATTACTCATCCCCATGATCGCTGTTATGTTCACTTCCTTTTTTGCTAAAGGCCTTTGCTATTTGGGATTCAAGATTTCCTGTCTTCATATAAACGCCACCACTCCTTGCCTCAACAGTAACTTCTTTTGTATGCCTATCGCTTCGAAATCCTTTAATTTCTCCGACAGTAACAACGACTACCATCATTCCCTCTTTGGCGGCTTTGTCACCCATAATTGATAATGGAAAATCTACTTTCTTAAAAACCTTCTTCATCTTTGGATTATCACCGGGTGAACTTGGAGCGCTGAAATCTATTTCTAACTGAGATAAATCTTTGATAAATGCCATTGGGAGGACTCCTGATTAGTACCACAAAAAACGCCAACTCTTGCTTGTGCACAAGAATTGGCGTTGAAATTTTGTGGTTTTCTGAGCGATCAACTCAGAAAGTTTTTAAGAAGGACTACATGGTGTTTTGATTATAAACATATTTTATAGAATTTGTAAAGGAAATTTATTTTATTTCAATCATCATGCACTTCCGGCGGCTCGTATCCGTCCTTGTTCATAGTTAGCGGCGCGTCATCTTTGAAGTCCTCAACCATCTGAGATTCCTCAAGGACAGGGATATTCAGCTTCTCATGGAGGGCGTTAATCATCTTCTTGAGGTATTCGACTTGCTTATCTAGGACTTCACAGGTTTTGCATTTGAACATTTTAGCTCCTCGATTTGATCCAATAAGTTTTCAACATAATCCCCAAAGGATTTAGGATTGTGAGGTTCATTGGCAAATTCATGTGCCAACATAGAATCTCCAACAAATCTTTCACACATAGCTTGCCATTCTTTTTCTTGGTTTTCAAATGACATTCTGATACCCCTCCTCTCCAACGTCTATATAAGTTTGATCCCTTGCATCCTCATCCATGAGCGCAAGTTTCTCGTTCTTCATGCGAACCATGTCCACCTTTGCTTTAGTCCAAAATGGTATCGGGTCAGGCAGCTCACGCTTTGATTGATAAACATCAAGCTGGTCAACTGCCAGGGCCATGCCGATTACACAGTCATCTGTGATACCCGGTGGCGCTTGATAGCGTATTTTCTGACTTGGAAGTGTGATAGATTCAAAGGCTCTTAGTTCATCAATTATTATTTGTATGTTTGGAAAGGTAATAAGGCGATTCTCAATGGCGATTATAAGCCTATCAATGAGCATTTCCTTCGACTTGTTTGTAAATACAAACCCTTCAACTGATGTTCCTCCATCCTGCAAATCCTCGGTAATAGGATCACCAAGACCTGTGGCATCTGTCTGCACAAGGCAGTTGTGATAAATCTTCGATACTGCATTAATCTGCTGCTTAACTAATCCCCACCGCTCCCTGCGGAACCTGTTGAAATACACCAAGTGATTCGTTTGGCGGCAGAATACGAATATCGTGAAATAATCCTGTTTCTTACCGAGGTCTGAGCCACCCACATAATGATAGCCATCCACAGGCTTCATCAGTGTCCCAGCAATGCACTTGTCAATGCCATGAAAGACCTTTGCCTCAATGTCAGCCTCCCAGTCATTCATAACGTATCGATTGAATATCTCAGGCTTGCGCTTCTTTAAGACTTCCAGCTTATCAAAGAAATCCTCTGGAAGATTTTCTCTGTTGTCATAGGTGTTGGCCTCATGCAGCTCAAAGTCTTTGGTTGGGTTAATCTTCCATTGTTTCTTAATCCAGTTATCACCATAGACATTTCCTATGATCCATCCGCTGCGCTCCGCTAGACCAAGCTGCTTGAAGTAATACGATGGCTGAACCTTGCGCCGCAACCGACCAAACAGGAAGAAGAACTCATTATCAGTTGGCATTTCTTCAGCCTGTTCAAAGAAGAACCAACCGAGATTCATATTCTGGATATTCTCTCCCTTGCGCTTCTTTGAACCCATCAACTCCTCAATGTGCCGGAACATGATACGGGAGCCATTGGGGAGGACATCATCGCTGCGTTCCCGGTGAACCCGTCTGCCAGTATACTTCTCGTAATCAAGGATCGTGCTATCCTCAAGGTCACGCTTTTGTTTACGGAAGATGACGCCAAGATTTTCAGGGATTTCTTCGGAATATGTCATGGCGCGGAAGATAGCGCACATGGTCTTGCCAGTTCCCCAACCGCCAATTAGGGCTGGGTGTGCGGCATGGGAGTAGATAAAATGGTCTTGGTAGTCTTTGAGTTGGAAGGTTTCTGAGTTGGGTTCATCGGTCATAGTCTAAACTGCAATAGGCCTAAATGTTTCGTTAATCGGATTATATGCTAGAACAACATCACAACAAACTACAATATATTCGTGACGGTATTTTATCACCCCAAGACAAGCACCATACGCTTTTGGTATTTCACATACAAAAGAAAATTGATCAATCATTTGCTCAGGCCACTCACAGCCAGTTTTCCCGCATTTTGGATTGTATTTAGACATAGCAACCTCAAACATTCGCAAAGCCATGTTTGGAGACTCCAATGGATAACACGACCCTCACACAACCAGCCCTAAACGAAGGACATCTGTTAGACATCAAAGTATACAAAAAAGGCAGAAGGTGTAGGCATTGTAATTATCCTATAAATATGTATACACCTGGGAAGTATTGTAATGCTCACATGGCAATAGGAATAAAGAGAGAGATGGAACGTATTGAAATGAAAGTTACAAAAAACATTCAAAATTCTGTTGATAACGCAAAAAACAAAAAGATAGGCATATCGAAATTAACTTGTTTGGTTAACCAACAAAAAGGAGAAGTAAAATGAAGAAGTTAATTATTATCGCAGTTGCAGCAATGCTCGTAATGAGCATGGGGGTCATGCCAGTCATGGCCGATGATACCAAAAGTATTATTACCCACAATACGGTTAACGGGGAGATTGAAATAAACAAGAAAATCACATTTCTTCCGTTCGTAGACCGTATCAGCATCACAGCAGGAAAGGTTATTCTTGCTAATGTCTTTGGAGATGAATTTGATCCTGTTGATGGAGACAAGGGATGGTACGGGATATTGACTTTTAAAATTGACCTTGATTAAAATTATAGTAGGAAGACGGAGAAGCCAAAAGGGGCTTGTAGTTCAGTAGGTAGAACAGTCAGAAAACAACCGGGTAACTGGAAGGAAGTACGACAGGTCGCAGGTTCGACTCCTGCCAGCCCTAAATATCAGGGGCAATGAGATGTCTAACAATAAGGCAATCGTGTGAAGGCGATAACACTCTAAAGCCCCCACTTAAACCATGAAAAAGCAATTACAAGAACTCATTATAGATAATTATTGGAAAAGAAGGAATGGACTTCTTCCTGATGAGTGGTTTTGGGCTGATCTTTTATATATGAGTTTATACCCAGAATGTGACTATAATTTTGTTGGAAACGCGAAACCATGAGACATCGCCTTAACATAACCAGATGCCATCCGTTTGTTAATCAGTTTTTCCCTGCCAATGCTCTTTATGTAATAAGCTGGTGGAGAGTATCTGAGAAATCTTGGTTTTATTTTAATCATAATTGAGGTTGCTATGTCTAAATACAATCCAAAATGCGGGAAAACTGGCTGTGAGTGGCCTGAGCAAATGATTGATCAATTTTCTTTTGTATGTGAAATACCAAAAGCGTATGGTGCTTGTCTTGGGGTGATAAAATACCGTCACG